ACGGGAGTATTTAATATCTCAAGACGCTTAGTTGCGTCAATGAAACCATAGTCAACTAGCTTCTGTACATCTGATTGTGTCTCAGGAAGGGATAAGTCAATGTATGTGCTGGAAGCATGTTTAATCTTGATAACAGCAGCAGCATAACCTAAAGGGTTAGCCACTCTACTAGCAGCCTCTATTGCAGCAAGAACAGTGTCACCAAGACGATTGAGGAATGCTAGTTTGGTTATCTTGGTTCCGTAGTCAATCACTACGGGGATAGGAGGTAGGAAATCACCACCCTCATAGCGCCAACCAATGTTCACATTCTGTTGAAATGGTTCTAGGATGTGGTAGACTGTCCCCATGGAACCTATAAACTCTGGAGGTACAACTTCAAGATTGTAAATACTTACAACTTTAAAGTTATCAACTTGTGCTATCTTCATTAGATAACTCCTGCACCAAGATCTGCTAACGACTTAATGAATTTATCCAAATCTGACCTTAGATACAACTTAACTCCGGCAGAAGATGCCTCCCTAAGTGTAGCGTTAAATACCTTATCACTGTCTACAAGAATAAGCTGTCGAGCTTGGAGGAGGGGGGCAACACCAGCTGACTCACCTGCCCTTACTAGTCCAGTTAGGCTTGCTGGTAATGAAAAACCAGAGATGTGCCCATAAGAACTGTGGACTAGATCACAAAATGCGTACTCCCCAGATGAGGGGGAACTTACAAGAGTGGCTGTTATACCACAAGTGTTATCTTGAGTGGTATAACTGACCTTCCGAGGGAAAAAAGAACCTAGCACTAAAACCACATCTTGTGTGACTATTGCTCCCGTAGTCTTATTAAGTGTGTGGGAGTACCCATTACACACAACTTTAATATTCCCTGAACCAGTGTCAACCTCCATTGTTCCCATACCGGCACCAACAGTTGGCCAGTTTGCAATTGTGGCAGGAGTAAAACTTGCCCCTATGGTGGTAACAACACCCGTGGTGTCACTTATCTTTATTAGCCTATAAGAGCTACCAGCATTAAGTAGGACATACAGGCAAGTGTCCGTTGAGTTTAAGTGGAAAGCTACAGCACTACTAGAGGTCAAGTAAGTGGTGTAAGTGATAGAGGCAGTAGTTGTTGCTACACCTACACTACTTGTAGTGTTTAGATCTATTGTAGTGTCATTAAGTGTGGAAAAGGATTTATCCCCCGCACCGGAACGGATGACAGGTACACATTTAGTATTACTTGTCAATCCTTGTCCGTAGAGTTGTGTGGGGATCGTTATAGGTTTCATCCTGTACAGGAGAACACCGCCACCAGAACCGCTTGACTGTGGATTGAAATAATTAATTCCCATTATTTACTGTACCCCTGCACTGTAGTTGCAACTTGACCAACAATACCTGTTGTAACAAGAATAACTTTATCTGTTGCGGAAATAGGTAAGCCAGTCTTCTCGAAACCTGTAACACCACTTCCTGTAATTGTGTACTTATGTAACTGGTATCCACCAGCAGCATTAGTTGAACTGATATAAAGAGAACATGCAGCGGAGTCTCCCAATGCACTACCATCGACTAGAGAAACAGAGATATTCACTGTACCAGCTTTACCACTAGCATTTGTGTAAATAACTGTTTCTGTATTAGTAGTAATTAATTCTTGCTGCTTAATTTCATTACTGTTTGAAGTGTACTCAACTCCATTCACAGTAACCACTACACCAATCTGGTCTGTCTTATAACTGATCCACTCACCAGCACCTAACACTAAAGCAGTACGCTCGTACCCACTATTAGAGGCCACTGTGTCAAGTTGAATAGTGTGTGTGGCAGAGGCGGTACTTGTGGGGGATCTAAATAGGGTCACTTTAGCGATAGCGCCTGAACCTGCTCCATTGTAAACATTGACATTCACTTCGGCTGTTTTACCTGAAGGTACTTCATATACATTGGTTGTACTTGTACCAGATGAAACACTGGCACCTAATCTTCCTGAAGCCATTTATTACACCTTACCATTGTGAACGGAAATAATTGTCTGCATCAGCAGCAGTTTTAGTTTTACTGCTGTCTGTAATATCAGACATAAAAGTTAAGATTGCTGTAATACGTTCATCCGCATACTTCAACCAATTATTCGTAATACGACCATACCAGTTATGGAACTCTCTAGGTAGCTTAGCACCGTAGTCATAACCATCAGTCTTAATATCCGATGGAGGCTCTTGTACGTTAATAGCACCAAGTAAACCGTTATAAACATCATCTGTAGCCAGTTCAGGAAATACTGTTGGCCTTGCATTTGTATAGGGCATTTCTGCACTCCTAAATTAAATTATATTGGTGTATCGACTAACAAGCTCACCACCAATTGAACTATCTTCTGTAGTTCCAAAACCACTACCAACACCGCCCTCAAACACAAAAGCATCATTAGACGAATAAGAAGCTACGATAGATGCTGTCACTGTGATAGGTAATGTCTGTGTGAAGGTATTAAGCTGGGTTAGGGTAGGTGCCCCCACGTCTGAGTACAGAGCTACACCCGCAGGGAATTCCTCCTGCATAGTTACAGTATTACTCCCCATCACAGTACGCCACATTTGCAACGCTGTATGGAATCTACCCTCACCTGCATTCAATATCTTCTGAATGTTAAGGGCTACACGGTAATCTGCATCAGTAAGACCTTCTCTACGTTTACCAAGATGTTCACCTATTCCATCTAATTGAACACCTTCAGCATTTGCAATATCATCTTGGGATAACATCTCAGTGTTAACATCTTCAATCTCTTGCAACTCTTCTAAGAAAGTTTGCAGAAGAAATCTAAGGTTCTCACTGTCCTCGTATTGAGATATTAGGTTAGATAGTCCATTGCTTACATGATCTACCATGTTACACCTCGAAGTTCTGAGAGGGATAAGTATTCATATTTATACCTCGTTTACAACAATACGTGTAATGTTAAATGTAGAGTTTTCTTTACGACCAATAGCAATAGGAGATGTATTGAATGGAGTCCAAGCTACTTCATCGTAAGATTTAGATACTCTAATAACTAAGGAGGAGATACCCTGCACACTTGAGAAAATATTTCCAAAGAATCTTTGTGGGATAACATCATTGCCAATATTTAAAGATTGCCCATAAGCAAGAGCAGCAGCTTTAATACCATCTTCACCTGTTACAGCAAAGGCTTCTTCATCGTACTTGGTGTAGTCAATTTCTAACTTAATATAAACAGAGATTGGTCTACTGAATTGAACGGTTTGAGGCAGATCATCAATATCAAACACTGTACGTGTCACATCTCCATGAGACTCAATACCCACCGGGTGATAGTCCCATATTGTTTGTGCAATCTCTTGTGTATCACCGCCGTCAACGACTACTTCAAAAGATTTAGCTGGTCTGCCGTCTACATCTGTTACATACGTTTTATTTTCAATAATAAAAGCAGCAACAACACCATCTAAATTTCTAACATTAGCTGTAATAGCTGAATTGGTGGAGGCACCGATAATCTGAACAGAGTCGTAACGTCTAATGCGTAATTCATCATCCGTTTCTTCTTCCCTACCCTCTGTTGCAGCAGCAAGATTGTTTACAGAAGTAATCCCAGAAATAGGTACTAATAGAGCATTTAACGTTCCAATAGGGGCTTTTACTACACCATCGAACTCTGCTTCTGCTGTAACAATATCTGACACAGAGTTTATTGCAATTCTGGCACCAACAACAATAGGAAGAACACTGTTGATTTCAGTCACGTTAATACGTAATGTGGTACTAGTTGGCATTGTGCAAGTACAATTGGTAATTACACTTAAAGCTGCGAGAAGTTGTACAAGAATACTGTTAGCTGTTGCACTTCCACTCGATGTCACGCTGACAACTGTATTATCTACAGTTAATGAGTAAACAGTGCTATTTACAACAGACGAGATACTTAATGTAATGTCTGAAAACTGGGTAGCCAAAAGAGTCTTAGTTGAAGTGGTAAAGAATCTATCTTCTGTACCTGCCACTTTAAGGGATGTTCCACTCGGTATAACAGTGCCAACTAAGCCTGTGAACTCTAGCGACACAGAAGACTTAGCTGCATCAATACGTTGTATGTCCACCATGTCACACACATTATCTAAACTAGTGTCTGTTGCACTTTTAGGGAATCTTGCATCGTAGCTTTGTTGTTGTGCTTCCCATAAATCACTTGCTTCTTCAGCATAAATAACCATGAGATTATATAAGGGGTTATTTGTATCTGGAACCCAAGCACTGCCATATCTAGCAACATGCTTATCATTCATTGTTTTTAGGATTTCAGGAAGGGTTTTTCTTGTAAATCCACTAGCGGTAATTCCGGCCAATTTAAGGCTCCCTTCTGATAATTAGAATGATAGGGAAATAGGAACTATCTCTCCACCTTTTTTCTTT